GCAATGCCAGAGGTTATGGGTACGGCGTCTGCTGCATTGGCAGCACAACGCGCCCAAATGGAGAATCTCAAAACAGAAATCGGCACACAGTTGATACCTGTTGTGGTCCAACTCATGGAAGTTTTGCAGCCACTTATTGCGGAGTATGGCCCACAGATTGTATCGGTTATAGCGAGCGTTGCCAGCTGGCTAGCCAACGATCTACCACCCGCTATTGACTCATTTAGGGCAAAGTGGGAAGAGGTCTGGCCAGAGGTTGAAGCTGTTCTGGTGCCCGTTTGGGAAAACATCAGCACGGCGGTAGAAACGTCCGTCGCGATTATGACCGGCGTAGTTACCGCTTTCATTCAGTTTATCGAAGGTGACTGGACGGGTGGCTGGACCACAATGCAAGAGACAGCCGAAACATATGTGAACGCCATTGTTTCTATCGTAACAAACTGGTGGGAACTACTCACGGGCTTGTTTAGCAAAGGCAGGGGCGATAACGAGGGCTTCATGTCTGGCATGTTCGCCAACCTGAAGGCGTGGTGGTCAGAACACGGCGAGAGCGTTGTAGCGATTGTAAACGCTTGGTGGGGATATGTTACGAAAGTCTACGAGGTTGGCAAGTCCGTGGTTATGGGTATATGGAATGCGCTGGTAACGGTGGCAACCTGGGTTTGGGATCACTTTGGAGATACCATAACCCAACTGACAAGCGGCTGGTGGTCAGCCGTACAGCAATTATTCGAGGGCTTTGGCGAGATACTTGGCAACATCATAGATGCGATTGCGGCATTATTGACCGGCGACTGGGAAACATTCGGTAACGAGATGCGCGATATTGCTGACCAAATGTGGTACAACATCAAGAACGCTTTCATAACGTGGGGGGTAACGATTTGGGATACCGTCACGGCAATCGTAGACGAAATAAAGAAAATCTGGGAAGACATTGACTGGGGGGAAGTTGGTGCAAATCTGATTGCCGGTATAGCCAATGGCATCTCTAACGGATTAGATGTTGTGACAACCGCAGTCCACAACGTAGCGCAGGCCGCATGGGACACGGTTACTGGGTTCTTTGGCGTACAATCGCCATCAAAGCTAATGGCAGAGCTTGGCAAGAACCTGGATGAAGGTCTCGCTATGGGGATTGAGGCTAACGTCGAACCGATAGCGATGGCCGCGACCAATGTTGGAGCCGTTGCTATGGGGGCTACTACCAACGTCACTAACAACTATACAGTGAACGGAGTCCCTATCAGCAACACAAATGATATGATGAGTAGCCTGCAGCTCGTTGGCATGATGGGATAGGAGGGGAATGACAGACATAGTTACCACCACAATCACGCGCGTCAACAGCGGTGAGGCGTTTGCTATCGGGGGCGATAGTGCTGACGGCTATATGATGGAGTTTAGCGGGTTTGGCCCCGCGCCGCAACACATTATCACAGAGCGCGGCCCAGCCCAGGATGGCGAAACATACGTAGACCACCGGCTAGACCGGCGGGTGCTGAATATGAAGCTGTTCCTGCAGAACCCCTCTCTGACTGTAGCGCGTGACGCCCGTCGTGCGCTTGAACGCGTGACGGCCCCTGGCTCGCGATTGATTCTACAGCGCTCGTGGTCTGACGGCGTAGTCTATGATATTGACTGCTATCACAACACCATGCTGGCAGGCGCAAGCGGTACATTCCAGGGATTCTCGCAAGAGATTCCACTGTCATTGTGGGCGCCTGACCCGACGTGGTATGGCGCACAACTACAGATCGTATCGTTTGGGCTGGCCGCCTCCGCGCAGGACGGCATCTCTGTTCCTACAGAAGTGCCTACCGCCGTTGGCTCGGACGTTGTTGATGCCGATAAAACGGTGGTTTATGCCGGTGATGCCGTGAGCTATCCGATGATAAGAATCACTGGGCCAGCGACGAACCCGATTCTAACCAATGAGACGCTTGACCTAACGCTGGACTTCACTGGCACCACCATCGCCGCAGCCGATTATTATGAGATTGATACTCGATATGGTGTCAAAACGGTAACAGACAAAGCGGGGGATAGCAAAATAGGCGACCTAACAGCCGCGTCTGACCTGGTAGACTTCAGGCTAGGGGACTCGATCAACGACGCCGCACCTGACGGCTCGCAGACATTCTCGTTTACATGCACGGCGGCAACGAGCGCAACAGAGGTAACGATGCAATATTATGTGCGATATTTGGGGGTATAGGCTATGACCGAAAGATCAATGTTCTGGACTACAGACGGTACGGGGGACGGCCTCAGTGCCAAGTTCGCCCAGACGCGGCACCAGGCCAGATTCGGTGCTACATTCGTTGGCACACCGACGGGGGAAGGCCCACTGCTCAATTATCTCAATGAGCTTGAGGTCACAAACCCGAGCGGCCAAACGTTGCGAACGGCAACCGGCGCCGCAATCGTGGGTGGACTGTATTATGAAAACACGGCCAATGTAGACAAAACCATCACAACGCCCGTGGTAGGCACTACCGGCTGGCGGCTAGTGCTGCAGGCGGTGTGGGCAACTCAGGTAGTCCGCGTTACATTGCTAGAATCAACAGACGGCGTGGCGACCATCCCGTCGCTCACCCAGGTGGCAGATACCACATGGGAAGTGTCGCTGGCATACGGCACCATCACCACGGGCAATACCGTAACGGTTACAGATGCGCGTGAGTTTTGCCACTTCAATACCGCTGTAGACAACAGCATGATAGACGATGACGCCGTGGATAGCGACCAGATTGCAGCGGGCGCGATTGACACTGCGCATATTGCCGACGTGCAAGTTACCAACGCTAAAATTGCCGATGGCTCGATAACGTCTGACAAGATATGGGACGAAGCCGTTACTACCGGAAAGATCAGAGACGCCGGTGTCACGCTTGCCAAGCTAGCAGCCGATTCGGTTGATGATACCAAGTGCGGTAATCGCGTCCCCCAATTCTATCGCAGGCAGGGGGGGAGCGCAGGGTTTTGGAATGAATCAGGCACAACCACATATACGCCCACGGCTGTTCGGATGCAAGCTGGTAATCTGCGCATGTCTGTGGGGGACACAAGCGGCGAGTATACAATTACATTCCCCACCGCTTTCAGCAACAACCCATTAGTGTTTCTTACGGGATTTTATACAGACCCAACACCCTTGCCGGAATACGCAGACAAGGCAATTTATACTGTTACCGCCACAACCCCGTCTGAGTTTACTGTCCACTGGACATCAACTGAAACTGAGTCGACTGTATGTGTCAACTGGCTTGCCATAGGGCCTGAATAGTGGCAACTGACGCGCGGTGGTATATACGTGTGTATGATACGGACGGCGTAGAACAGTATCGGCTAACGGACGCTGGCGGGTTCATTGGCGCAGCCTGCCAGCCGACGGTAAACGGACTGGGCGCGTTCTCTGTTGTGCTATCTGCCGCGGACGGTAAGGCTTACGACATAGCGACGGCAATTGACCTAGACTGGCAATTCGAGTTCTATCGCAAGGTGCCAAGCAAGGATGTAGCCTGGTATAACTTTTTTAGCGGCCTCGTGCGGCGTCACCGTTGGTTTATCGTCAATGGAGTGCTGCGTTGTGAGCTAGTTGGCACTGGAAACAACGGCCTTCTGGCACGGCGGGTGATTGCAGCGTATTCTGGGAGCTCCGAGGCAACCAAGAGCGGTGTAGCTGAAACCGTTATCAAGGAGTATGTAGACGAACAAGCGGGGCCATCGGCAACGACGCGGGCTATCACGGGTCTTACAATCGAGGCGGACGGCGCTGACGGCAACAGCGTATCTATGGCTCGCAGCAACAAAGGGCTACTGGGCGTGTGTCAAGAGATTGCGAATATTGGCGGTGGTGACTTTGCAGTCGTGACAACGGGTGGCGCTGGTTGGCAGTTCCGCTGGTATGATGGTCAGCTTGGAACCGACAGAAGCGCAACCGTCGTGTTCTCGCTCGAAAACGGCAATATGGAAAACCCCGAATTGGACGTGAACCGACTGAACGAGGCTAACTACGTTCGTGTTGGGGGGCAGGGAGAGGCGGCAGACCGTGAGTATGTGTGGCGCTCCGACGCAACGCTGGCAGACGATAGCGCAATCAATCGCATGGAGATGTTCTCTGATGCCAGAAACGAAAGCGAAACCGCCGGATTGAACAGCAAGGGCGATGCCATTCTTGAGCAATACCGGCCAAA